AAGAAAGACTAGTCCAGTCAACACAATCGTGGTGGCACGCCAAAACGGAAAATCGTTTCTGCAGCTGATCAGGATTTTGGGCGGGTTGTTCCTATGGGACGAGAATCTGCAAATTGGGTCAGCCCACAGACTATCAACGTCGCTAGAACAATTTCGGGCAATGGTTCAGATCATTGAAAAAAATGAATCGTTGGCAAAACAGGTCAAAAAGATTCGCTGGCAACATGGCGGTGAAGAAATTGAAACAATCACAGGCAATCGGTTTATTGTGCGGGCTGGTGGTTCGGCTGCGCGTGGTGTTTCCAGACCGTCGACAATCCACCTGGACGAATTACGCGAAATGACGGACATTGAATCCTTCGCTTCGCTGCGCTACACGCTTATGGCTGCGGCCAACCCAATGGTCATGGCGTACACAAATGCTGGTGATTCCTCGTCGGTTGTGCTGAACCAATTCCGTGACCGCGCGTTGGCTTCGATTGCAGGCGTTGCCGACGACATTGGGTATTTCGAATGGTCAGCGCCAACGGACGAAATCAGCGTAGAAAACGCAAGGCACGCCAACCCATCAATGGGCAGACTTATCCATGCCGATAATATCAAATCGGTTCTTAATGACCCGCCTGACGTGGTAATGACCGAAGTGTTGTGCCGCTGGGTCGTGGCGATCAATAGCGCGGTGGACGCGGCCTCGTGGGGCAATTGCCTGGATAAGTCCATTGACCTAGACATTGACAAATTGACCTGGCTGGCAATTGATCTAAGCCCAGACAGAAAACACGCCAGTTTGGTCGGCGCTCAGAAAATTGGCAACGAACAATTTGTGGTCAAATTGCTTCACACCTGGCAAAACGATCTGCAACTGGACGACAAGGCAATTGCCAACGACCTGGCAGATTATGCGCGCAAGTACCCAACCGAATACGTTCTTTACAGTCGAAAGACCAGCGCAGCGGTGGCCGCACGCTTGGCACCTGCAGGAATTCCAATTTTCGACATGGACGGGGTTTACCCACAGGCATGTGACGAAATGTTGTCTGCGATCAATAGCGGTCGTTTGAAGCACAGGGGTCAAAGTCAACTTTCGGAAGAAGTTTTGGCAGCGGTACAACTTCGACGTGGCGACGGGGGTTGGGTCATTGGAAGGCGGGCGTCACAGTCCGTTGTTTGCAGCGCCGTCGCCGTCGCCCTCGCGACACACTTCGCGACACGCCCAGAGAATGATCTTGACATCATGGTTGGTTGAACTTATAACCCTGACACAATTAGGGCATGGGATTATTTGATTCATTCACGCGTAAGGCTGAGGCTGCCGTTCCAGTTGAAGCCAGCAACGTGGACGCAGCTGCAATTGCGCCGTATTACAGTGAAGTAGGAAATCTATTCCTATTTGGCGGCGTAATTACGGCTTCGCGTGCTGAAGCAATGAGCGTTCCTACATGCGCTCGCGCGCTGGGAATTATTCAGACCGTTGCTTCACTTCCAATGCACACACGCAATGAAGCCACTGGCGAAAAGGTCACACAACCGCGCGTGATCAATCAACCTGACCCACGCATTCCAGGCACAACATTTTGGTCATGGATAATTTCAGATTTGTTCTTTTTTCCGAATGCTTATGCATACGTTATGGAACGGTATGCGGACACAGGAAAAATTCGTGCAATGGAACGAATCGCACCTGAGCGCGTGACCATTCAAACAAACGGCATGGGTTATGAAATTGTTTCTTACCAAATTGACGGCGCTTACGTTGACCCAACAAACCTCGTTGTTTTCCAGGGTACGCAAGAAGGTTTGCTATCTCGCGCAGGTCGTACAATCAAGGCAGCGGCAGCACTAGAACGCGCAGCAATGAATTTTGCAGTCGAACCAATTCCACAAATGGTTTTGAAATCCAATGGCACATCATTGCCAGCCGATCGCGTTTCAAAGTTGCTTACTGCCTGGCGCACGGCGCGTGCAAATAAGTCAACCGCATTTTTGAATGCTGACGTTACATTGGAAACATTGGGTTATGACCCTAAGAATTTACAACTCAACGAAGCCCGGAACTACGTCGCACTAGAACTTTCACGCGCGTGCGGATTACCTGCTTATTTTACTGATTCCCAGCAATCAAGTTTCACGTATTCAAACGCCTTAGATAAAAGGCGCGACCTCGTGGATTTTGCGTTTAGAAATTACATGTCAATTATTGAACAAAGGTTAAGTTTTGCGGATTTCACCCCTGCTGGGAATCGTGTGTCGTTTGATTTGGACGACTTCCTGCGTGGCAATCCTTATGAGCGTGCCCAGGTTTATGAAATCTTAAATCGAATCGGCGCAATGTCGGTCGAAGAAATACGCGAGGAAGAAGACATGCTGCTATGAAAAAAGTCATCACACCAATGCAGATCACCGCTGCAGATTCGAACAGTCGCACAATTTCTGGGCGCATTGTTACATTCGAAGAAACAGGCAATGCGTCAATCGGCAAGGTTCAATTCGCAGCTGGTTCAATCGAACCAACCGCCGTTTTGCTTAACCTAGAACACGACCGTACACGTCGAATTGGCAAAACACTTTCAATTGAATCAAGCGACAAAGGCATTGACGCAACCTTCAAAATTGCCGAAACAACTGCGGGAAATGACGCACTAATTGAAGCCCAGGAAGGTTTGCGCGACGGTTTCAGCGTTGAAGTTTCATTTGACGAATACGAAACCTTGAAGGACGGCACCGTTCGCATTCTTGCGGGTGAACTCACTGGGGTCGCGTTGACGTCAGAACCCGCCATTCGTTCAGCCCGCGTCGAATCAGTCGCCGCAACGGAAGAAGAAATTTCAGATTCGACAACCGAAACTGAAGCACCAAACCCAACACAAGGAGAAGACAAAGTGGAAGACACCGTCAAAGACGCTGCAACCGCCGAAACGGTTGAAGCCGCCCAGTCAATCACCGCAACTGCAAACGCAGTCGGTGGTTTCAAATCAGCACCACGCATTGAACTAACTGCTGCAAAGTATCTTGAAAACAAGGTTCTTGCTGCAACAGGTGACGAGAATGCACGTCAGTACGTTCTTGCAGCTGACAACACAACTGACAATGCTGGTCTAGTACCAACACGCCAACTTTCAGAAGTTATCAACGGACTATCAACAACAATCCGTCCAAGCATTGAAGCAATCTCACGTGGCACATTGCCTGACGCGGGAATGACTTTCGAAATTCCAAAGATCACAGTTGCACCAACAGTTGCAGTTGTAGCCGAAGACGCAGCATTCAATGAAACAGATCAAAATTCTGCGTTCTTGAGCGTTGACGTTAAGAAATTTGCAGGCCAGCAAAAATTCTCAGTCGAACTGCTCACTAGAACAAGTCCACTTTTTTATGATGAGTTACTTCGTAATATGGTCGCTGCCATGGCTAAGGCGCAAGACAAGTACGCAAACGATCAGTTAGTTGCAGGCGCAACTGCCGATTCAACTTCAATTGCAACATACCCAACTGCAGCTGAATTGCTTGGTGTTGTCGCACGCGGTTCAGCAAGTGTTTATGCTGCAACTGCAGGTCTTGCAAATCCATTTGCACGCAACATCCTTATGAACACTTCACAGTGGTCAAACGTCATGTCACTAAACGACGCTGGACGTCCGATCTACAACGAAGTTACACAACCAAGCAACCAGCCAGGACTTGCAACACCAACTTCATTGCGTGGACGCGTTGCCGGTCTTGATCTATTTGTTACTGCCAACACTGCAGCAACAACAGACATTGATGATTCAATTATGATCATTAATCCTGACGCTTATACATGGTACGAAGGAACTTCATACCAGTTGCGTGCAGAATCAACCGCTGACGGTTCAATTACAGTTGGCGTCTATTCGTTTGGTGCAGTGGCCACAAAAATTGCGGCTGGTGCATTTGGCGTGAACAAGTCATAACCGACACAAACTAATCATGCGGCGGGTTCTCCCGATCTCGCCGCAGCCGATCGAAAGGAACGCTCATGCCTAGTATTGTTACCGCAAGTCAACTGCGTACAGTGCTGGGCGTGAGCGTTTCCTTATACAGCGACAGTTATCTTGACGAAATAATTAACACGTCAGAAGCCGTAATTTTGCCAATGTTAGTTGCTAACACTTCAGCAATTCAGTCATACAAACTGGAATCCAACGTGGCTTATTTCTACACCCAGCGAAGCCACCATTTTGTTGCAGGTCAGTCAATTGTTGTGACTGGTCTGCCAGCACCATTCACCGCGACCCACACAGTTGTGACCGCAACTGAGTATTCGTTTACCGCTGCATTGACTTCATCAAATGTCACATTGCGCGAGATCATTCCAATGGGTACGGCCACACTTTCAGGCTATTCAGCCGCCGACATTTACGCAAACAATCCTGCAATCGAATCGGCCATTTTGGCAGTGAGCGTTGAAGTCTTTCAGTCACGCGTTGCAGCTGGTGGCCAGATAGAAGGCGTCGATTTTACTTCCACGCCATATCGCATGGGTCGCAGTTTGACCAACCGCGTCAGTACCTTGCTTATGCCGTTTTTGGACGTTGAAACGGTCGTGCAATAGTGCCAGCCAATTCAGTCGCCGAAACCCGCGCAGCCCTGGCCAATTCGTTTAGTGCCTTAGCGGCGAACATTTATTCCAGCGTACCTGAAGCGCCGATTCCACCTGCCATTGTGGTTGTGCCTGATTCGCCTTACATGGAAGTAGTTTTAATCGGCAAGGCCAAAACCCAGGTCAAAATCAATTTTGCAATTTCAGCCATTGTTGCTTCAAATAGCAACGCAGGTTCACTTGACAACCTGGAAAAACTCATCATGGGAATTCTTGCGGCAATGCCCGCAGGATACGTTGTTGGACAAATCGAAAAGCCGACGGTTCTAGAAGTAGGGCAGTCACCAATGCTGGTCGCCGACATCAACGTTTCAACTTACTACACACAGACAACATAGGGGACAAAATGCCAACGACAATCATTACTGGTCGCGATTTAGTCGTGACCATTGCAACCGTTAATTACGACGCGCAGGCGACCAGCGCAACACTTGCCAACAGTCCAACCGTCGAAACGTATCAAACACTAGACGGCAAGGCTTACAAGCACATTGACGACCAGTGGACATTTGACGTTTCAATGCTTGCTGACTGGGGCGCTACAGGTTCATTGTGCGAGGCACTATGGACGGCTTGCGAATCAGCACCAAACACAACATTGGCAGTTTCACTAACTGCAGTCACAGGCGCCGTTTTTGCGTTCAACGTCATGCCAGTATTCCCAGCAGTGGGCGGGGCAGCACCAGACGCACAGACCGTTGACCTATCATTTATCGTGGTGGGAACACCTACTGAAACCTTCAGTTAAAAACTAACAATCGGGAGAAAAAATGAAACTACCAATAACAATTGAATACAACGACGGTACGCAGGCGACCTACACGGCTGCGCCACCTGAGTGGGTAAAATGGGAGAAGCACACAGGCCACACGATCAGCCAGGCACAGGAAAAAATTGGGATTTCCGATTTGGTCTTTCTGGCCTATCACGCCATGAAGCGCGAAGCCGCTGGG